CAGATCTAGGTTGCTGCGGGGGTTTCTTTTTGCTATGGTGAAGCTATGTCAAAACAACCTAGAATCAACGGCGCTATTGCACTTGCCTCAAACAGCCCAGGTATGCCTACTGGCTATGGCAATCAAGCAAAGCTACTTGCAGAACACGCAATTCGGTCAGGGATGAAGTTTGCTGCCCTGTCAAACTATGGGCTAGAGGGCGCACATTCGACTTTAGACATTGCTGGAGAAAAGGTCCCACACTACCCACGCGGATTCACACTGTATTCAACAGATGTGATGGAGGCTTGGTATAAAGACTTTGCCAACAGGCATAAAGATACTAAAACGGTTCTTATGACCCTCTATGATGTATGGGTCTATAACGACATGAAGTTTGATGACCCAATAGTTTCTTGGGTTCCACTAGACCACACCACTCCGCCGCCAAAGGTAATCGAATTCCTAAAGCGTGAGAATGTAACTGCAATTGCAATGTCACCACATGGACAGCAGCAACTGGATTCAGTGGGAATTCAGTCAATCTACATTCCGCACGGTATAGACACAAAGATTTACAAGCCAACTCCAGAACTCAATGGAATGCCAGGTAAAGAATTCATGGGAGTTCCAGACGACACTTTCCTAGTCGGTATGGTGGCAGCCAACAAAGCCAATGGACAAATCCATCGCAAGGCTTACGCAGAAAACCTTTTGGCGTTTGCTTTGTTCCACAAGAAATACCCGAACTCACAAATTTACATTCACAGTGAGCCATCGCGTGTTTATGGAGGATTCGATTTAGCGGCTTTACTAAAGTCAGTTGGATTAGACAAGTCAGCAGTGCTATTACCAGACCGCGATATGCTACGCACTGGATACCCAGAAACTGCAATGGCTGGTTTCTACACCGCCATGGATGTTCTGCTAAGCACTTCCTACGGCGAAGGATTCGGTATCCCGACCATAGAAGCTCAGGCTTGTGGAACCCGCGTTATCACAAGCAACTTTGCCGCATCTAAAGATTTAGTGTCAGAAGCTAGTTGGAAGGTGGACGGACAACCGTTCTGGGACGAAGCTCAGTCATCGTTCTTCTCAATACCTTCAGTCAACAAGATTGTCAATGCACTGGAGGAGGCTTACAAAGCAGAGCGCGGTGTCAATCAAGCTTCGGTGGACTTTGCTCAGCAGTTTGACTTTGGTCATCTGTGGCAGTGGAAGTGGACACCATTCTTCAAAGGATTGTTCGCATGATTGCCTGGCTCAGTCACCATCTACCAACAGATGTAGAAACAGTAAACGGAATCCCTGGAAAGTATCGCGGTGGAGCAGAGATGAGCGATGCTCGCTACCTAGAAGCCGCACCACATGAAGTCAAAGTATTCAGTCCTGATCAATGGGAAGAAGCCATGGACGCTGACAAGCTCATCATCACTGGAACAGACCTGCTGACCGATGAGGCTATGACTCAGTTGGCTACCAAGAATCCAGTCGTAATGGTTCACCACAAGCAGACCCGAACACTTGCTCGCCAGACCCTCATCAACTCAGCCAGTAAGTTCATCTGCCGAACCCCCAGACATCTGGAGATAGAGCTTGAGTGGACGCAGCCAAAAGCTACAACCTGGGTGCTGTCATCATTCGATACATCCGAGTTTCAGTCAAAGCCTAAAGAGGAGTTCGCACTCTGGGCTGCCAGGCTGCACCGTCAGAAGGGACCCGACAACGCCCTGCGCTGGGCCGAGGAAAACCGCATACCGCTGGTGATGTATTGGAACAAGCCCAGAGAGCAAGTGTTGGAAACAATGGCTCGTGCCAAGCACTTCGTCTTTTTACCAAATGACTTTGATGCCGAATCCCGCGTGGTGATCGAGGCCGTGCTATCTGGATGCCAGGTGCATCTCAATGACCAGGTTGGTATCAGCTCGGTATCAGATTGGAACAACCCAGAAATTTTATTGGAGCTGGTCAACTCCTCTGCAAGCAAGTTTTGGACGGAGGCTTTGGCATGAGTGTGACGATAGGCATACCGCTGGGCATTTGGGGGGATGGCTATGCGAGCTTCCTGTCCCGCTGGTGGGAAGGCATAGATTCGCTGGAGGTTCAGCCAGACGAAATAGTGATAGTGACAGATGACAAGAACTTGGAATCTGTAATGAAGCAGAGCGAGGGGCGACAAGCTTGGATAGTGCAGGAGAACCATAAGGATTACGCTGGCTATTTCAACAGAGGAATAGAACTACTCCAGACCGACTGGATAGCCATGTGCAATGTGGACGACTACTTCCTGCCTGAAGCGCTGAATGAGATTCAGAAGGCGGATGACGAGGGCTGCAATCTGGTCTGCGACCATCTGATACACAAGGGGACCAATGTAATTCAGTCAGCTTCGTGGCAGCCAGACCAACTTGACCACTCATTCACACTTATGGGTTGTAACCCCATGACCAAACACCTCTGGCAAGCCTCTGGAGGGTTCCCAGAAGCCATGAGATTTGTTGACTGGGGTCTGGCGATACGGATGAGGGAAACGGGCCTTGTAAGGGCATTCTACGCCTCTACAAAGCGTATTGTTTACGATGTCGGTTATGACAGGCTGACGCTCTCTGGGGCATCGCTGGATGGCGAGAGCCGCAGGCAGGGAAACGCTGAAATTCAGTCGTTAGTGGAAAGCTTGAAAAAGTAATGGCTGTTTTAGTCACGGGTTCGACTGGGGCTGTAGGCAGCCATGTAATGCGATTTCTCAAGATGAGAGAAATGGACCACTTTGCCTATGACCTTAGATCTAATGACGAGCCTGACGAAACTACCCATGTCCTGCACATAGCAGGCGTAAATAGGGGTGACAACCTGCATGACAGAAATCTCAAATTAGCTAAGAAGCTGACAGAAGCCCTATCCCCGCATATTCAAACCCTGACTTATGCCAATTCGGTCAAGGCCAAGACCGATGACTCAGATTACGCAAGAGGCAAGCGGGAATCAGGAGAATACCTACAGCAGTGGTGTAAAGAGCGTGGCATCCTGTTTAGGAACTGCTTCCTACCCAATCTGATTGGCCCATTCGGTAGGCCGAATCACAACATGGTAGCTACGACTATCGCCTACCATCTGGTTACAAAAAGGCAGATGCCGCCGCTTTCGACAGATGTCTTTGAGGTAGGCACTCTTTTTGATGCTGCCGTGGAGCTTTGCAGATTTACAACCAAGCCAAGAGCGATAAGAACCTATTCGGTATCTGCTCAGTTTCTGGAGATAAGAATAAAACAAATAATGGATGGCCTTGACCCTACAAGCCCACTAGATCACGCAATTCTAGAGATGGTGGTAGAAATGAAGGACAGACTGAACGCGTGAATTCAGGGGTAAACTATAGCCATGGCGATTACTGACGGTTACACCACCCTGCAAGAGGTCAAAGACATTTTACGCATTACAGATGCCGTAGAAGATACCCTAATCGAGCGCTGTATAGAATCAGCCTCTAGGCACATTGAGCGCTACTGTGAAAGAACTTTTATTGCTGGTTCGGCCACACGAGTCTTTACTCCAAACGATTCTTACCTTGTAGAGATTGATGACCTTATCACTCTAACAACCCTAAAAACTTCCACAGATGCAGATGGCAGCTTTGATACCACTTGGACTGCCACTGACTATCAGCTTGAGCCACTAAACGGTATCGCTGGCGGCGTTTACACGCCTTACACTCGCATTCGTGCTGTTGGTGACTATTTGTTCCCAAGTGTCAACTTCCCAGACTCACAGGGAGAAGCAACTGTTCAGGTTGTTGGACTATTCGGTTTTGGAACTGCCGTTCCTACTGATGTGCGTCAGGCTTGCAATCTTTTAGCTATTCGTGAGTTCAAGCGCTATGACTCTCCTCTGGGTGTTGCTGGATTTGGTGAGATTGGTGTCGTCCGTGTTAGCCGAACAGATCCAGACATTGAATCCTTGCTTGCACCATTTCGTAAGCTCAGGATGGCCTAGTGGCTGACATATCAACGATGCGTCAAGGCATCGCAACAAATCTGGCGACAATTACTGGTTTACGAACATCTGCTGAGATTCCAGATAACCCAACGCCACCAATCGGTATCGTCAACATGGAGAGCGTTGAATACGATGGCGCATTGAATGGTGGCCTAGTTACATATAACTTCGTTGTAACCCTGATAGTTGGCCGCGCGGCTGAGCGACAGATGCAACGAAAACTTGATGCCTATTGCAGTCCGACAGGCTCTGAGAGTGTGAAAGCTGCGATAGAATCAGATAAGACCCTTTCGGGGGAAGTGTATGACCTACGGGTTGAACGCGCTACTTCGATTGGCTCTATAACAATAAACGACCAAACCTATCTGGCGGCTGAATTCACAGTCACCGTCTTTGCATAAGGAGAAAAATAAATGGCAAAATTCGTTGTCACTGCAAATACAGTGACCCTAAACGGAGGAACAGTTAGCCCAAGCGTAGCTCGTGCTGAACTTGTTCTAAATTCAGCCGAGGTTGATGTAACAGACTTCGGTTCTAACGGCTGGACAGAGGTAATCGGCGGACTAAAGTCTGGAACCGTTTCCCTGGACTTCCACTCTGACTTTGGTGTTGGAGCTGTATCTACCCTGTTCCAGGACCTAGTTGGAACTATCGGCACTGTAACCCTAATCGCAGGAAACGGAACGGCTGTATCGGCCACGACTCCTCGCTATACTGCAACAGTGCTAATCAACTCCTTCACCCCAATTGCGGGTGCAGTAGGCGATCTAAGCACCTTCTCAGTGTCGTTCCCAACCACGGGAGCAGTAACTTACGCAACAGCGTAGTAAGGAATAGAAATGCGATTCAACCTAGTAATACAGTTCGCAGACAAAACTAAAAAGGAAATCACGGCCAGCGCTGCTGACCTGGTTGCCTTTGAGGACAAATTCAATGTCCCAATCGGTTCGCTCGCTACTAGCCAGCGCCTAGGACACTTGTTGTTCCTAGCCTGGCATAGCGAGTTCCGCCGCAAAGCAACAACTCTGGACTTCGAGGCTTGGCTGGATACAGTTGAAAGCGTAGGAGAATCAGAAACAGACCCAAAATAACGGGTCTTGGTGATGAATCCGCACACTGGTTCATCGCCGCTCTTGCAGTAGAGACGCACATCTCTCCGCGTGAGTTGATGCAACTCAGCGACAGGATGTTGTGGACTATGTATCGCTGGATAGTAGCTAAGAACATTAGCAAATGAGAGCCGCCCCTTCGGGGGCGGTTTTTCTCATTGCGGTAGAATTGTTTGAAAGTAAGGCGGTTTCCCTTGTTATTTGCTTCTATCTTTGGCAATCTGGGTCGCTCATACTTGTTCGGTGCAGCAGCAGGCTACGGAAAAATTCAGTCCATTGCTCGTCAGCGGGGCATCAATATGGCCGCTTTCAATATGGCCAGAGATCTAAACATTAACGATGCCAAAGCAGTAGTTGAATTGCCCAATCTAAAAGCACTTGAAGCCATGCTCAAAGAAACTGGGCCAACAGCCCTAAAGGATTTCAAAAGAAAAGCAAGGCGCATTGGAACCCCAGCTAGAAATGAAATTAGAAAAACCTTTAGGGATGTCGGTATTTTTGGTCCACTAGGAGCGCCTAGGCGACCTGGCCGCATGAATGACAAGATGGCCACTGACTATAACCGCGGACGGTTGTCTTATTCAAGAGGATTTTTAGATGCCAATACATCTAGGGGCATAGATGTAAATTACAAAAATCGCAATGAAAGCAAGGCTCTCGCCCAGCTTGCTACCGCTAAAGACGGAACTATTTCAATAGTAAGAATTAAGATTAGCTCTGGTCCTTTGATATTGGCAGATATGGCAGGCAAAACGAACAGCAGAAGGCTTTCCCCAGGACAGATGACCCGCAGCTATCAAACTAATCTATTTGGTCGCGGCGTAGTCCAGGCTACCGATAGAATGCGTATGGCCACTCAGGGCAGAGTAAATGCCAGAACTATTTGGTTACAGGCGCTTGATAGGCAAGCTAAAGGCCGTAAACAGAGTAAGGCGTCTCGTTACGCATGGCCAACCATGGAACAATTTATGCCTAAACATAAAGTCAATGTGTCTCAGCTATTCAATGAGACAATTGCTCAAATAAATAAGAAGCTGGAGCAGTAATGGCATTACAGAGTCTGATACTCCCTATTATCTCGCTGTTTAGATCAGCGGGTATAAATCAAGCCTCTAATGCTTTGCGCGGTTTGAGCGGACAGTTCAATAATTTATCTGGTCAAATTGGTGCTGCTGCGGCATCTTTCGCGGGATTTCAAGCATTATCAACAGCAAGAATTTTTAC